TTGTGGATTCAGTGGTATAACAAATGAGGTTGTTGCTTCAGGTGTTGATGCTGGTGCATATACAGCACTTACTTCAACAAATGCAATTGATGTATTGAATACATTAGTATTGAACTTACCATCAGAGGTTCAAAGAAGAGACGACTTGGCAATCTTTATGAGTTTTGCTGACTATCGTTCATTCATCGCAGCCTTGGCGAAGAGTTCATCTATGAACTTATTTAGTTTGGGTGATGAGTCAGGTTTGGCTACAGAGACAACTGTCTTCTTACCATCTTCAAATATCGCTGTTGTTCCAACACAGGGATTGGACGGACAATCAACTATCGTACTAGGTCCAACACAGAACATCTTGATGGGTGTTGCCGCTGACGATGGTATGGAAGTAAGAGTTCAATACGACCCATTCGAAGACAATGTGGCTTCATTAACAAAAATAGGATTTGGAATAGGTATCCACGAACCAAACAACTTCGTATACTTACAATAATTCGATAAAATATAAAAAATTACAGATAAAATGGGATGTTTTATAGAAAGCGGACTTGAACTTGGATGTAGAGATGCTTCGATTGGTGGAATCAAGGCAATCTATGTTTTGGGTGATTCAGGTCATACGATAGACACAATTACAACGAACGCTGACGACCAAATTGAGTCGATTAGTGGAACAGGGACAATGTATAAATTTAACTTGGTAAAGGGTTCTTCTTCAATGACGGAGACAATTGCTGTAAACGCTACTTCAAATAGTATCGTTTATGAGCCATCTTTGACTTTGAACCTTCCAAAGTTAGACAATACTTTAAGAAGTATTTGGTATGAGTTGACGAAGCAACCTGAATTTTTTGCTGTCGTCTTAGATAACAACTCAAGGTTCTGGTTCCCTGCTGAGGTCAATGGTTTGACGATTACTGATGGTTCAGTATTCACAGGTGCGGCATTTACGGACGCAAATGGTTCGACCTTGACTGCGACAGGTGGAGAACCTGCTAGTTTAAGAGAAATTAAAGTGGCTACGACTATTGACGCTGTCTTTAGTGGTATCACTTTTGACTCAGTGTAATTAACTTAAAAAAGGTGGGTGAGGGTTAGTATCCCTTGCTCACCTTTTATTACAAAGAAACCCCCTTAAAATGATTAGATGGAACGGAAAACGATATATCCCCGCAGGGGTTAAACCTTTGATAAGAAGAAGGAATGGTGCTCCTGTGCCAGGTAAACCAAATGCAAGGTGGGTTGCTGGATGGGTTGGAGGTCTTGGTGAATTGGAATGTGATTTCACCTATGAGATTATCGCTGATGTGACCCCAACGCCGACCATCACGCCGACCCCAACATTAACACCAACGCCGACAATAACCAGTACGCCAACGCCGACTCCGACACATATTAATAATTTAGAATAAATGGCACAAGGAATAACGATAAAAAGCAATAACTTTGATGGGGAGAGTGTGGAAATCACATTCAACCCATACACAGGTGGGACAATAAACTTGGGAACGCAGACCATCCCTTATGACTATCTGACGGACTATTATGATGGGGAATATTCAATCTATATCCCATCGGCGAATAAGACCTGTGACTTGGTCGTTGGAGTCCCTCCAAGCCCTTCTGTGACCCCCAATCAAACGAATACACCAACGCCGACAATAACCAGTACACCAACGCCGACTCCGACACCAAGTCCATTCGTTGCTTCTGTATCGATTGAACCAACGGAAACAACAAAATATAATTTCTTATCATTAAGTGGTTCGTCAAATGTGTCAAATCCAACTTATATTTGGTCTTTATCTGATTTCTATGATTATTCAGGTAATACTATTACATCATATACCGGACAAACAACCCCTGTGGGTGAGTTTAGAAATACTGGTTCAACTCTTGTTGAATTATCGGTTGTGGGTGAAAACCCATTTGGAACTACCATCACAGCAACCACAAATGTTTTTGATGTAATTATACCAACCACATATAGAGCATATTTTGGTGATGTTGGAACTAATAATTTATACTACACAGAAGATATGATAAATTATTCATCTACAACGATGCCACAAAATATGGATATTGGTATATCCACAAATATTGAATATTCACCATTATTAGACATCTATGTTATGGGTAGTGTCAATAAATCTTTCTATTCTTATGATGGTATAAATTGGTCGGCAACCACTTTAAGTGTTAGTTCAAGATTCGCAAAAATAATATGGGTGCCAGAATTACAAATATTTGCGTCAGTTGGTGACAACAATAATTATAGCCATATCTCAAGTGATGGTGTAAATTGGACGAGTCACGGAACTTTTAACTGGGGTTCTGCCTCTTCTCAATGGTTTGTATGGGATAGTGTAAACCAACAATTCTTATTAAAAGATACTTCTGGTGATATATGGAGTTCAGATGATAATATCACTTGGAATTTAATATATGCTAATCCTACTCCAACTTCAAGATTTAGTGTATTACTAACATATAATGGTTTAACATCATTAATTAATAATGCTCAAGATTATGTCAAATACTCAACTGATGGTATAAATTGGAATCTTGGAACAATAAGTAATTTGACAACAGAGTTTTGTATGGATGGTCTTGTTTTACCTGATGGTCGTAGAGTAACTACGGGTAGACCAACTGGAGGTCAAACATTTAGTGATAATGGAATTGACTTTGTTGAAATTACACCACCTGCTGGAATGGAAGATAATGCTTTAAGTCCATTCTATAATGAGGTAGAAGATAAAATATTTGTAAGTTGCAGAGGAAATGATATTATAGTAAGTGATGATAGAGGTGAGACATATACATTAGAAACCGGATTACCATTTACTGATGGTAGAATAACAGGAATAAAATATAACATTTAACAATTATGATAGATATAGTATTAAACACAGAAGATTTGGTTTATGACGCAGGTGTAATCAGTCGTGTTAGTAAAGATGGGATGAATAATGTAATTAAGATAGTCAATCAAGAAAATATCACTTGGTATGTTGAAACTCCCGATAGAGACGAGTGGAACATACTTCAGGTCAATACACTACCCGAAGATTGGACTCAAAAGAATTATTATTTTATAAATGAAGAATGGATTAAAATACCAAATCCATCACCAAGTGGAATGACAGAAAATTTATGAAATAAATGGCACAAGGAATAACGATAAAAAGCAATAACTTTGATGGAAAGAGTGTGGAAATCACATTCAACCAATACACAGGTGATACAGAAAATGAATTATAAGTTTAAGGAGGTAAGGTTAAACTTGGAGAAAGAGACCATAGATGTGGTGGTTTGTTTCCAAGAAAACCGCAACAGATGGAGGTTAAAAAACTACACCTTTGATGTTGAGGATGAAATAGATATTGAAGAATTATTGGATAGAACAAGAAGAATTATCGATGCCTAAGTTTTATAGAGTTAAATATGAGAGGGATAATGGGTTTCAATATCCCTTTTTTGATATTACCTTTCTTGGCGTTGATACAAGCGTTGTGTGTGGGGTTGTAATCTATGTAGTCATATAATGTTTCAGGGAAGTTATTTTCACTTCCCCAATTAACCCAATCTTGGTTTCTAACCACCTTCTCTTCAAAGCGATTAACACTATCTATCTTTCTACCAAATGCGTGGAATTGTTTCTCGTTCATATCTTATAAATACTTTATATCGTTAATCATTATCATAAGTAATGATACTATCAGTTGAATATTGATTGTATGATGGTGTTGTCTCATCATTACTTAAAACATATAATATACCCTCATCAACAACATCGTGAGACAATTGTGGGTCTAAATTTGTTGTTGATACTTGTTCGTATATTTTATAATAATACATACCCGATTGGAGATGTAAATTAACATCACTACCACCACTATATATAAAATTCTCACTAGTATTACCACTGGTGTAAAACTTGAACTTATCATACCTTATATATTCAACTTCAGTATTTGCTGTAAATGAAATATCTTCAGGTATAAACCTCTTGGTGAGTTGTGTATATTGATTAACTATTGAAAATAGATATGTGGAGGAGTTTTTGGGGTGGGCGATAAAGGATAAAGTACGCGAACAATTAGGTATAAACCGCGAAACTCTCAAAAAAAGATTGAAATACCT